AACGATAATGGGTGCTTTATCTGTAGCGATTTACGATTATGCAACACAGACTACGCTTGATGTATCGCCGCGGGTGCTTGGTGTTAGCATCGCTGATAAAATCGATGATATATCGACATTTTCCGCCAGCATCAAACATCTTGAACGGACGCACGCATTAGACGACATCGCGATAACATACAACGGGCAAACACTTTTCGTTGGAATCATCGAAGAACAGGCGGACGAACTTATCGGGGGTTCGCCGCTTGTTCGTTTTTCCGAGTGGAAAGGTTCGGATTTTGCGCTGAAAATGCAAAACCGTTTAGTCAATCGAATTTACGAAAACCAAACGATCGAGGCGATTATCGCCGACCTGTTCACGCGGTATCCTTGCGGAATCACAACGAACAACGTGCGTCCGACGTACAAAACCGTCGAAAGCATAGACTTTCCGTATGTGCCGCTGATCGAGTGCGTGAATCAGCTTGCGGAGATCGCGGGCTGGCGCTGGTACGTCGATACCGACCGCGATTTGCACTTTTTCGATACCGACGAAGGGCTGGACGCGTCGATCACGTTTACAACCGTCGGGCCTACGCGAAACATCCGCAAAGACTCGATCAAGCTGAACACGCAAATCAACGACCGCACCGCTAACCGCGTGTGGGTCATCGGTGCGCGACAAGCATCGCCAAACTACGTCGACCAGTATTGGACCGGCGATGGACAGAACAACCTGTTTTCAATTTCGTACACGCCGAACTATCCGGAAGTCAAAGAAAACGGCGTTTCGAAAACGATTGAACTCGACAAAGGAACGGGCAGCGCGAAAGACTACGTATACGACAAAAAGAACAAGGTTCTGCGGCGCGTGGCCGGTCCGTTGCCCGCCGGCGTGTCGCTGCATCTGCGCTACCGGCCGACGACACAGATCATCGACTATTTCGAAGACTCCGCGTCTATCGCGACGTACGGTATATATGAAAAGGCGATCAAGGATAAGCGGATTGTCGAACGGATGGCGGCGCGGGCGCGTGGTCGGGCGGAACTAAAGCGCCGGAGTGACGCAGTTCAAACGCTGTCTTTCGAAACCCGCGAACTTGGCGTACAGCGTGGCCGCCGTTACCGCGTGGTCATACCGGAATTGCAGATTGATCGCGAATTTCTTTGTACCGGCGTTACGACTAAAATAAGCGCGCCGGACACCGTAAATATTTCGAAAACCGTTGAAATGGAGGCGGTCGTATGAGTGACGCAGTTGACGTACTAAAAAACCTAGACCGCCGCGTGTCCGCGCTTGAGTCCGAACGGTCCGACGAAATGGGCGAATCTATCGTACAGATCGCGAAGCTATACGGTGACATCGAGATCGAAATACGGCTGAGAGCGTATCTGCATCGATACCACCGATGCGGCGAGCAGATCAATAGTATCGCGATCACAGGCGCACAGGCGAACTCACCGGTTTATATGATTCGGACCGCGCCATATTTGCGCTTGTGAAAGGAGGCGGTTAAATGGCGCAATTTGTGACGGATGCCGGGCTTTTGCACGTGTTAGACATGCTCAAAAGCGATTTAACGCATATCGCCGTCCAAAACGGCGCAAAGCCGTCGCAGACATCGACAAAACTAAACGGAGAGTTTGCGCGGAAAGCCGTTGTCGAACCGCTCGTCGACGGTTTTACGTTTGTCGCGGACGGCTTTTTCGACGAAACGGAAGCAAACGGAACAATCACGGGATGGGGCATATTCGGAGACGGCGCAACAGGTGCGGCCGACAGCGGTACGCTTTTCGCGGCAACAGACGCGTCGATGACGAAGACGGCAGGCGAATCGTTGACGCTTTCGGCGGAGATAACGGTTAGACGGGTCAATATGTAACAACGAAGGGGGCGAGTAAATGGCATATACGCCGACAACGTGGAAAGATCACTTAGTACCGTATCCGGGGCGGTATATCGCGACGCCGAACGCGGACGGGACGTATACGCTGATCGAAGATTTCGGCACGCCGACGCAAGAAGGCACGCCGATTTCAGCCGCGAACATGAACAAGATCGAGCAGGGGATCGCGGACGCTCATTCGAGTGTAGATTCGCACGCTGCTGCCACAACCGGCGTCCACGGCGCAACAAGCGCGGCAACGGCGAACCGGATCGTCCAGCGTGACGCAAACGGACGGATTAATATTGCTGACCCGACGTCTGCCAGTCACGCCACAACGAAAAACTATGTTGATACGGTTGCAAACTCGAAGTTTGACAAAGCGGGCGGTACGATAACAGGAAACGTCATCATCGACAATGCGCAACTTCAGTTTCGCGACGGGACTGCAACGAAAAAAGTCATCCATACCTGGGGTGGAGATTCAAATGGTATTGGAGTGGCATTCGGTGGTGGTGGTGCAACTGTCGTATACGGCGGTGAAGCAGATACAAAAATAATCCCAAACGTATCTCCAACAGGCGAAAATGTTTATGTCGGTGCCGACTCACACGTCTATTTGTATTCCAACCTACAGAGCAGTTGGGAGGATCGCAAAGAGGCAATATGGCGCAACGACGGCGTATTGATGTTGGACGGCAAACGAGCCATGACGCGGGGGGACGATCCAACAGGGCTGATCATCCCGCTGCTTATGCCGGAAGTATACTATTACACGACAAATGACAGCGTAGACAATACTAGCGTTCAAAACGCTGAGGACACGCCGCTAAATCTGGAAGATTACAAACTGCTAGTAAATACCGACCATTTTAGGGGACGGAGCGTCTATTTCGAGGCGATTATGAGCGTGGCATCTTCCGGCGGCTTAGCGGTTTGCAGGTTGGTCAAACCGGGTCAATCCGGACCGCAGCATATTGTCGAGATCACAACATCGTCATTGATGCCTACTAGGGTCCGTAGCGCGGTGGCTACCTTGCAAAACGGTGATCAACTGTTTATTAAGTTTTACAGTAAATTCGATAACTGGCAAGCGCGATTATATGCCGCGAGGCTTGTTATTTTGTAGGAGGGTTGCAGATGGGAAATATTTATCTTGTCGCGGTGGATGAATCCGGAAAGGCCCATTCGGGAGCTAGCATTCCTATCGATGGATATTTGCAGGTAACCGAGGACATATACAACAATATCGGGCGTGCATTCTACATTGACGGCGAGTGGGTTATTTATGAACGGCTTTCTATCGCCAAATCCAGCGACGAACCTATCTCGGTCGGTGACGAAATCACCGTCACGGCTACGCTGCCCGCTGATTCGCCCGATTCTGCCGTGACGTTTTCAGTCGTGTTCAACGGCGTCCTGCTCTCCGAACCGGTTGAAGTCGCGGTATCGGACGGCCAAGCGGTGCAAGCGTATATTTTCGACAAGCCCGGCTACTATACGGTTTCCGCATCAAGTACGCACCACGGCGGGGCGGCCACCGTTATTGTCGTCAAGGAGGCGGAAGCATGAGCGGACCTATTCGCATAACCCGCGAACAGACGCCGGCCGAACGGATCGCCGCGCAAGAGGCGGAAATCGCCCGGCTACGTCAGGAAAACGTCGACCTTATGCTCGCGCTGACGCAACTTTACGAAGAATTGCTCGCGTCCAAAACGGGAGGCGATACGGCATGAACGCGATAGCGTTGATTTATTGCCGACTAATCAAGCTAGGATTAAAAACGCTCGATGACGTACCGGATGCTATCCGTGACGAAGTTAAAGCGTTGTTGGATGCGGAACAGGCGGGGTGACGTATGGAAAACGAAGTGCTGACGTATTTTTTGACGCAAGGCCCATTCGCCGCGCTGTTTGTTTGGTTGCTGTTCCGTAGCGAAAAACGCAACGAAAAGCGCGAGGGCGAATACCGCACCGAAATACAATCGATGCGCGAAGAAATGCGCAACGAACGCGAAGCATGGCGACAGGAACGCGACATCTGGTCGGAAACCTTGCGGAAGTTTAGCGAAAAGTATGACGTGATTATCGCGGATTTACGCGACATTAAGGCGAAGATTACCGGGAAAGGATGAGAATCGCAATGGTGAAAAAATGGTTGAAGGCGGCAACGGTCCGCGCGATCAAGACGGCGGCACAAACCGCAGTCGCAACGATCGGCACGACGGCCGTGATTTACGAAGTGGACTGGCGGCTCGTAGGCGGTACGGTATTGCTGGCGACGATCATGAGCTACCTGACCAGTTTGGCCGGGCTGCCGGAGGTGGACGCGGATGAAAATCGCAATTGACGCGGGTCACGGCGGCAAGGATCCCGGCGCGCTCGGTCACGGTCTGCTCGAAAAAGACTTAACGCTCGCGATCGCAAAGCGGGCGGGGTCTATCTTGACTGCCGAATGGGGCGCGGAAATCGTTTATACCCGTACAGATGACCGCTATTTGGAACTGACCGAGCGGTCGGACATCGCGAACAGCGCCAAGGCAGACTATTTCGTTTCCGTGCATATCAACGCGGGCGGCGGGACCGGTTTTGAATCATTCGTGTATGTCGAACCGTCCGCGAAATCGGTCGCGCTACAGGACGCTGTTCACCGCAAAGTTGCCGCCGTATTTTCGGGCGCAGGCTTGCCGGATCGCGGCCAAAAGCGGGCAAACTTTTCGGTTTTGCGCCGGTCGAAAATGCCCGCGATCTTGCTTGAATGCGGATTTATCGATACGGCCGCCGACGCCGCGAGGTTGAAGAATGGCGCGTTTATCGAAAAGATTGCGCGGGCGATTGCGGAAGGCGTAGCGGATGCGGCCGGGTTGAAACGTGTGCAGTCGGTCGATGCGGATGATAAAGTCAAAGTCGTTGTGAACGGGAAGCCGGTTAAAGACGGAATACTGATCGGTGATATTACGTATGTTCCGGTTCGCGCGGTTGCGGAATCCTTGGGCGCGTCCGTCGTA